CGTGTTGAATCCTATAAAGACACGCACCCCAATCTTGCATTTTTATGGACATTTTATTTAAAAGAAAAACAAAGGAGTATTCAAAATACTATTGAAGAATGTAAAATAGCACTGTCTAAAATTGATACTTTACCTGATATGACACCATCTACTATTTTAACATTGTACTGTTTGGAAAATTTAGAGACACAACTATAATTGACTTAAAAATATAAAGGTAAATAAATTAAGATGATTATCGCATTAAATAAAGAACAATATAATAAAGATTATATCTTATTCTCGGACAAAACGAAGAATAATATATTAAGTAACGGACATTTTTATAGAATTTTTTACTCACCACCGACTTTTTGTATGAATGGTATCCATGTTTATTTTAATATGAAAGACATATATCTAGAAAGTTACTTTAATAAAGTTAAATGCACATTTGATAAAACTAAAAATTGTGATGCTATATCATTAGTTAAAAATATCGAGAAAAACATTCTAGCGGTCTCTCCAAACGAGGACAAAACACCAGTTTTTCGCATTGATGAACAATTATCACAGGGTTTTATTAAAATTTTTTCTGATAATGCATGGGAAAAAACTTCTGTAGCCAATATTCAAATATTATTAAAAATATCTGGAGTATGGACAGATAGTACCAATTATGGCATAACTTTCCGATTTTTTTTTAACCGTCCGTAACGAAAGAAGTTACTATGACGAATAATTCTATAGCGGCCGCTGCAGCCAATACAGAAAATAACACAATGGCTCCAATCCACACACTTCTCCATGCCAGTGTATTTTCATCATTATCTGCTTGTGATGCATAGAATTTATTCAAAAGAAATAGTTGCATTACTATCAAGAAAAAAGAGAATCTGTTAAACCAATAAAATTTTGATGGTAAAGAATCGGGATGCGCTTCTAAAATTGGTCTTATTTTCACAGTTACAAATATAAGTATACTTAAGGGAATAAGAGTTCCCAAATTTGGCAACATGACCGAAATATTGCTTAGTGTTCCTGTGAATGTATTATCATTTGAACTACTAGTTGCCAGAAGTCTCATTGCTAAAATCCAAGAAGCTGTCAATCCAACTGCAAACCATAGGTATGCTGCTAGATTTCCATCAGGAAGTCCCGCAATTTGGCCTATAGTAAAAATAGTAACACCAATTAAAATAAATACTCTAAAAATCCACATCCATTGTAACATAGTAGTTGCATTATTACTACTCTTTTTTGTTTTAGTGACATTTGCTGCAGAGCTATCCATTCTATATATATATTAGTATTTATAAAATTAATACTAATCTAAATCGTGAATATTTAAAAATAAAATATCATAATTTATTAAATGAGTCAATTTGTTATAAATCAAACACATCCATTAATTCCCAGAGAACAAACCTATGTTCTTGATAGAAAGCTTATTTCATTTCATTCCACAGATAGAGATATTTCCAAATGGCCGGCCGCAAACAATTTTGAAATCATGTTACCAACGGTTTTAAAAAACATCCAGTCAATGAGATTAGACACTATTTCAATACCCAATGATCAATTCGTTTTCAGTAGCCAATATCAAAATACTAAATTATCATTCAGTATGAATATATACAGTGGATTAACCTATAATGATTACGAAACTGTTTCTATTGACGAAGGTTCTTATAATCCACAAGAATTGGCAATTGAAATTCAAAGTAAAATGAACAAGAAAATATCAGAAAAAAATCAAGCACCTTATAAAGGATTCGTATGTGTATATAACAAAATAACAAATACCTTCTGGTTTGGAAATGTACTAGAATTATTCACGTTAAGATTTGATATTAAACATACTTATGAAGATTTATGCCCAAATCAGCGTGTTGTTTGGAATCAATATGATAATTGGGGGCTACCGTCATATCTTGGTTACAAAAAAACTATTTATGAAGCAGGTAAAACACCGCCTTATTGGGATTCTGTTAGTGGTGCTACTATTTCAGCTGGGGGTAAATTTGGTTTTGATTATGTTAAAGAATCCGCTAAAAAATATTGGTTATATTCAACAAATACAAATTTTATGGTAGATGTGCGAGATCCCATACCACCCACAAATTTGAGCGACCTTTCGGGATTAGTTGGTAGATTTGGACAAACATGGTGTTATCCGTGCAATGATGGGAGAAGCCCATATCCTAAGGTCAAGGGTAGGGCTTCTGGTCCACCAGCACCTACTATAACAGAATGGAAAAAAAGGGCAAAAATACAGAATATTAATATTATGGGCGAAGATGTTATATATATGGAAGTAGACAGATATAACACTATGGATGAAATTGCACCGTATTCTAAAAATACATCAGGGGAACGATGCAACGACTATCATGGTAGAGTAAATTCAGCTTTTGCTAAAATCCCGGTCCCTTGTCGCGCATATTCTCAAATATTCGATTCAAGAAATGCTTTTTTAATGAATGTATCACACTATGAACCTCCTCTGGAGAGTGTCGCGCGTCTTAAATTTAAATTTAGATACCACGATGGTCGCCTTGTTGATTTTAAATTTTTACCACTTTCATTTACTATTGAATTTAATATGCTTAGAAATGAGCAACTTCGTGCTAAAAATGTCAGAATTCCCGGAGCATATACTTTATAAATGTTTTAACATAGCCTGTAAAATAGTTTTATCGGGCAATGTGGCAAGATCAGAGGATTCGTATTCATTGTCAAATAATTGTTTGATTCCGAAAAATTTTGGCTTTTTCATTGTCTTTGTTTTATAATAAACATATAAACCAAACTTCCCCTTCCTTACAGACATATCTTCATTTAAAATTCTATTAACCTTGGGATTGGTACTTTTTTTCCCAAGCAAAATATCAATAACATCTTCTAGTGTTATAGAACTACCTTTTTTTCTAATGGTTTTCAGAGAATAATTTTTACCATCATGACACATGTATAATCCAAACTTACCCTTTTTCATAATAACTTCTTTATTCTTAAATGACCCCAAACTCCTACCAGTAAACTGATCCGGTTCTATAACCAAATCGCCAATAGTATAACCCCCGTTTCGCAACTTTTCAATATCAAAATCCTTTCTAATCTTTTTAAATGTGACTTTTTCATTTTCATTGCATTTAATTACAGGTCCATATCTACCTATCATATAACTATGCGTCTCGTCAATCTTTATTTCCGTTTTTACGATAGTTGTACTATCAAGTAACGATGACATAGTATCGTCACATTCACGACATAAACTTTGCCAATCCTTTTCACCGCGACCAATACTATCCAATTCTCTCTCCATATTCTCAGTATAGGTATAGACAAAGAGTTTGTCAAAATTATTTATTAAGAATTCCACCACCATTTTACCAAGAGGTTGTAAAATAAGTTTATTCTTTTCATTCCCAAACTCCCGATCTAATTCAATCTCTTCTAGTTCATCCCCTACTAATTTATAATCAGTACATTTGATCTTTTTACCTTCAATATTACCTTTTTCAACATACCCTCTTTCTTGGATTTTTGTAATTAAACTTGAAAATGTAGATGGTCTACCTATCCCCTTTTTTTCCAACATTTGAACAAGACGAGCTTCCGTGAAATGTGTCTTTAAATTTTTTAAATTCTCTTTTGCATAAATCTGTTTATAACATACATTTCCTTTTTGGAGAGATTTAACATAATCAAATAGCTTATTTTCATCACTGTATCCTCTTACAATCATCCATCCTGGAAAATTAACCAATTCTTCACTATGCTTATATAAATATTTTGACGGGGATATTATAGTGGATGTTACTACGTCAAGCATTGCATCACTCATGCAACTCTCTACAGTATTTGCCCATATTAACTGATACAACCTTTTTTCACCACTCCCCAGCGGCACGCTTGTTGTACTTAGTTTCGTTGGACGAATCGCTTCATGAGCCTCTTGTGCGTTTTTGTCTTTGGATTTACCCTTTCCAATAATTAATGATCCAATGTTTAGTTTTATATAAGTATGATCGACTGACCACCTTCCTCTTATGAATTTCTTTGCTCCGTCAATAAATTCCTTACTATATTTCTTATTATCTGTTCTCATATATGTTATATATCCACCTTCATATAATTTTTGCGCCATTTGCATAGTCCTTTTTGGTGAAAAGTGCAATTCATTTGACGCGCGTTGTTGTAGAGAAGATGTCGAAAAGGGTGATGGTGCCTTCCTAATACTATTGGTCTTTTTATTAGATTGGATTTTATGTTCAAAATCCACACTGTCGCACAGGAATTTCTCTGTTTTTTCATTTGATTTAAAATCATAATTCAATCTATATTCTAAATTTTTATCAGTAAAATATCCCCTAATCTCAAATGCCTTCGTTCCTGCAGCGTCATCTATTGTTTGTTGATTTTCATATACCAATCGCAATGCCGGAGTTTGACAACGTCCGGCAGATAAACCTGACTTATTTTTACCACTACAAAAGAATTTTTTCCATAGGACAGGAGATATTGTATACCCAACTAAACGATCCAAAACTTGTCGTCCAAGTTGCGCATGCACCTTTTTCATATCTATGGTTGTCGGCGATTGTATCGCATTTTGAATAGCTACCTTTGTGATTTCATGGAAAATGATTCGTTTTGTTGTTTTAATAGGCAAACGAGCTAACCTACAAATATGCCAAGCAATTGCTTCACCTTCTCTATCATCATCAGTAGCCAATATCACTTCTTCCGCGTTTTTAATATTTTCTCTCAAGGCTTTAATATATTTCCCTTTGCTGATCATCAGCTTAAACTCTGGTTTATAATTATCTTTATTTTTAACATCGGACAACTGATATATGTGGCCGAAACTGGCCACACATTTGTAACCGTTTCCTAGATACGACTCAATCTTTTTACATTTTGCAGGTGACTCAACGATTACTAATTTAACCATATTATTATTAATAATAATATCATTTTATGTAGTTTCAATTTATTTTAGTAATAATATATATATATATATAATGACTTCTGAAGGACAAGGTAAATTAATATATAATACAGCTTTATATAGTATTGGAACAAATTTAGATGCACTTGAAATTGTAAATGATGAAAGTTCAACGCCAGCTGCAAAAGATCGGGCGATGCGTACAATTAAAAATCTAGTTGCAACACGCGTCGGTGGTGATCCGAGTACTATTTTCCCCGATAGCCTGACACATGAAATATTGACGACTGTTAAATCTAAACAACATGAAATATGTTTTAAATCAGATGATTTGGTCGCCGAAAATATTCGCTTACTAAAAACTCTTGCAGGTGATACAGAATATATGGCGATGTCCGTTGGACAACTTCCAGAAAATGTTGGAAATCACTTTGCAACTAGTGTTGACCAGGCTTCCGCAACGATGCAGTTGGCGGATCATCTGGGCACAGCAGCTGACGAGCGCGAAGTTGACAAAATGAGGAAGAATGCTAGAAAAAAGAGGCGCAGATTTAATGAAAATAATGCATATAATAAGGCATTAATAGATCGTATAAAAAGGGGGGAAGATTATGATAAACAATTTTGGATACATGAAGTTTGCAGATTTAAAAATGCATCGGTCATCGGCAAAGATGGTAAAGACAGTGGAGTAAAAGAGTGGTACAAAACACATGGCGGAGATCCTGTAAAATCGGTAATGGATTTACTAGGTAACACTGGCAAAGCTAAATCCGACCAGAACAAGGTATTTTTAATGGTTGAAAAAGTTCCCGAACACGGTGATCCAGATTTTTTACTTAATTTTTATAATAAAAAATATGGATATCAAAATATTCCTCAAGGATATTCGACGCATAGTTTTATGATGCTGGAAGATAAGAAGGGTGGGAGGAAAAAAACGCGCAAAAGACGTAAAACAAGAAGGAAAAGCGGGACGCGGCGCCGGCGAAAAATATATAAATCTAAGATAACTGGGAGATTTTTAGATACATTTAATATAAAAAAAAGAAAAAAGAATCATAAATATCCTTTTACACGCGGAAATCTTTTTTATTTAAATAAAAAATCACATGGGAAAAGAATTACAGCAAAAATAATTCGTAAATATCCAAAAGCATTTAATGTAAAATTACGTAAAAGGTTTTTATAAGAATTAATTTTTTCTCCATTGCCATAAAATGAATCTTTTAAATTCACCATTGCTATATGTTTCTTCTGTTTTAAAAACTGCACCCGGTGACGGTGGAAAAGCAATAGATAATTCAGGGATGAAAATTTCATCTCTATACGTTTTATAAGTTGCCAATAAACCTGGATAACTATGAGAATCCTTAAATTCAATTATCGGACTTTCAATGTCATAAAGTGGTACCCCTTTCATAAATAATATATTTTCAGAAAATATCTCTCCAAGTTCTTCACTAATACCTCTTTTCAAAGCGTCAATAGGTCTTTCTGCATTTGGATTAAACTTCTCACGTATACCTTCTGTATCTCTGGGGCGATACTCATCTTCTTGATTTATATGGCCTATTTCATATAAAGAGTACTCTTTATTCTCTCCATTATAAACACTAACGTGCAAAACACTTATTGAACGCGTTATCATGTTATCTATATATTCTAAGATGGTATCTTTATTAATAATTTCTGTTAAAAGATTATTTAAACTTTTAGTTCTTTTAGTCCCCCAAGATTCTATTTTTCCTTCTTCTACACCGTGATCAATCAAATGCTGTTTTAATCCGTCTATAATAAATTCATTACCATCCATTCCTGTTTTTTTCCATCCACCACCGCGTCGTCTTCTTGTTTTTTTAATTCTTTTTACGCGTGTATATTTCTTTTGTCTTCTCAACCTGTATCGTCTTTTTGTTTTACCCTTTTTCTTCTTTCTCATTAACTTATATACTATAGATATTAATTATAGTATAAAATTGAAGTATTATTGTTGATATTCAATAACATCATTATACAACCACAAATACAACATGAGCAAACAAACAGTAACCTTCGAATTGTCCGCTGTCCAAATGAAGAAATGGGGGCCCATTTTAGAAAACAAAGACGGTGTTAAGACACTAACGGGAGCTTTAAGGGATCTAGCTGTTCTTAAAAAATATAAAGAAAAACAAGTTTCTAAGAAAAAAATGTCATGCATTCAATCTCCTATTCCGGTAGAAGATAATTATAAAATACAACATTGGCAAAAATATAAAACCCAAATTGCAGAAATTTGCAAAATTTCCAGAGAAGTTTATTATGGATTCCCATTTTCAGGAAAGGAACATCATTTTCAATCTGCATTAGAAGAAGAACTGAGAGATGCAGGATATCATGTTCAACAAGAAGTGGCTAGATTATTACATTATACGAAACGAAATGGAGAGATAGTGCAATTACCGCATGATATCCGTGGCAGAGAAGATCTATTGCTCCCTAGAGAAAAACTAATTTTAGAACTAAAGCAGGTATCTAAACTAACGGGAAAAGAATTTGGACAAATTTGTCGGTATATGCAAGAACGATCCGATCATACAACCTGGGGCAAAGATACAAGAGGAATGTTAATTAATTTCGGAGACTATAGGTTGGAGTGCTGGTACCTATTTTATGACAAAACGAATGGTAGAATCTCAAGAATTCAAACTGCTATTTCGGATGCGATTGATATAGATACATTATTTGACACATATTATCAAAGAGGGTAAATCTTTAACGTGTATTTAAAAATATAAGAATAAATTTAAAATTTCTATGCAGGGACATGGCGCAATAGTGGCGCGTTAGATTGCAAATCTAAAGTATGCGATTCTAATCCACTGCCTTCAAGGGCTATACCATAGATTCGCGGTATCCCATGGGATCATTTGTTATTTCTTTATATATAACTTCTACCTGTCTATCACGTTGTATTTCTCTCTTAATTTTCTTACAACACCCACAACATAATTTGGATAGAAAATTGCCCATATTTATATATTATATTACTATTATATTAGTATGGCAAGGAAAGGTATTCGTAGTGCAACCGTTAGATATATGGAAAACGAATTGGAGCCTCAGGTTGAGGCATTGCAAAAAGAAATACCCAAATTGCAACAGGAAGAAAGTAAGATTCACCACCTTTTGGCAATGGTTAGTACCATTAGTTCACGTTTACAATTAGATAGGTCTAATGATCCCGATTGGAATGATTTAATGAGCAAATATGATAAGATTGTTGAACGGCTTATGTTTGTAAAGTTAAAGGAAACAGAAATAATTGCTGAATATAATTTGCTAGTAGATGTATTGGATAACAAATTTTCAAGAAAATCTTCTCGCAAAATAATAAAAAACTCACTGTGGAAGTCTGGTAATAATACCTTAAAAACAACATCGCCGAGTAGCAAAGGGGGGCGAACTAGGAGGCATCGTCGGGCAAAAATAGCAGGGAAAAGAAAATCTAGGAGACTTTAATTATTTGATATCTTATATTGTGACCAAGTCATTTTATTAACAACCCTTCGTTTCTTAGCCTGTTGTTTTCCATCTTCATTTTCATATTTCTTTTCATGTCGCAACGCACTATCGATATATAATCTCTTAAGAATTTTTCCAATTTCAACAGATGCCTCGTGTTGATTGGTTTCTCCATTTTCAACTTCTCTTAGTTTTTCAATAAAAGTATATAAAATATTAACATCCATTTCATCCTTCATCAAACGATTGAATATATTGGTATAATTATTCCATAAAAAATTGCAATGAGAAATAATAATTTCATTAAATTTGTTTTTGTCTGTTAAGCGGAGTCTTGAGTATTTTTGTTTTAAATTAATTAATTTTTCAACATCGTTTTTTATCTTATAACTGTGTCGTAATTGTCTAATTTTTGTAGTATTGTCGTCTGCGTCAAATTCTTTAAGCATTTTATCAAGATGTAATCTCTCGTTATCATTTAAATTACTCATTATGAATTATTTTATTATAATATCTTTATGTTCAAAAAATATTATTTATATTATATATAATGACTAAAAGTCTACCAAATGCATACCCGTCAATAGCGATTAGTGCTCACCTCACTAGTTTGGAGAAATCTGCCAGTGCGGGCTCAGCAGATGCAAAGAAAAACGCCACGAAACAAAATGATTTAAACAAGAACACTATGGCTGGTGGGAAGACAAAAAAAAAGCGAAAAAGAGGTGGGGCATGCCCTACCGCCGATGGTGCATCATTAATAGTACCAACTTTTGGGTCAAGTAACAATAAAAGCATACGACCCAACCCCAAACAAAATTTACAAACAGCAATGCAGCATGCCTTACAAGAAAATGCGAACAATAAAAGCAACGCAGGTGTAGAAAATTGGTCGGGAGGTGGCACAACTGCTCTAGGAGCCTTCGTGGAAAATTTAAACAATATGTCAACTAAAGAAAATAAAAAGGGGGGTGCGAAAAAAAATAGGACATCTAATAAAAGATGCTGTACTAATAGGTGCGGTTGTAAAAGAACTTGTAAATGTATGTGTGGAAAAACAAGGAGAAGAAGACGAAAATATCGGAAATCGCGAAAACGCAGAAAAAAAAGATCTAAAAAAAGAAGATCTAAAAAAAGAAGATCTAAAAGAAGAAGACGATAAAAGTATAACCGTAATAATGATTATATGTCAATTAATATGTATATATATATAATATGCCAATTGTTGCTCAGGTGGAATCAAAGCGGTGTCTTTATTGCAAAGGATCTGGTTTAATTAAAAAAAGCCCGTTTGTTTGTATAGATTGTAAAAAACATAATTTATCATCTTGTATTTATTGTGAAAATGCGAATAAAAGTCACTACCGCGAATGTGAAAAATGTTATAGTACAGGAAAAGACAACTATCAAAATAGAAAATAATATTTAATTATTTGAGAACTTATAATTATATTCATTGACACCGAATATGCATGATTTAGTATAAGAGTAATAATAAAATAGCAAAATAATATATACATGACCAAACTTAAAGTTAATGAAAGAACTTACAAGGCAACAAAATGGACATATGCGTGGACAAAAATAGCATTAATTATTTTATATATTATTGGATTTTTGGGGTTATGGGGAGAAGCGCCGAGATATTTAAGAATTTTGGATGGAGTATTTAATGTTATTATGGGAGCAATATTGGTATATTTTTTTAACCCATTCAAGAAAACAATATGCAATAATTTTCATAGAAAAGTGGCATTTTCTGCTGGCGTTGCTATATTATTACAAACATCATTAATGCAGTATATAAATCCAGAAAGTATTGTTAAAAAGGCAATACCCAAAGTATAATAGTGGAAATATACTATTTATTCTCTCCTTGTTTTTCTTTTCCGCACTCTTCTATTACTGCGCGTTTTATTAATATTAAGGAATTTGAATATCTCTTTTCTAATGATTTTAAATTGTTTAATATCTCTTTTATTGATACGAGTTCTCTTAACTACATATTTATTATAACCTGAACCAGCTGTTAAATATTGATACATATATTGTTTAAATTTTTTATGTTCGGATAACGGGACAACCTTTCCCAGGTGTGAATCAAGATATTCATTAATCATTTTGTTCAACGGTATTCCATAATTATATGCATATAAATGCATGTATTTAATTTTTGGATGTATCATATAAGGATGAGACTGATCATCTAAAAAAATAAATTTTGCTTCCTTTCCATACCCCGTAGACTTTAAAAGATCAGAATACGTTTTACTATGCGTTGTACGTCTATTCGTTTTTTCATGTGGTCTCCATGCTGTTATAACTCTATCGAATAATTTATAGCGGAGTTTTTTTTCTATATATCTTTTAATTGTCATAGTCCATGATCTTGGGCCCATATTATTGGTATAAATTACAGCCTTTATACAATGATTTTTCTTTTTTTCAACTTTAATAGTTTCAAATATTTCCATAATCCCAGGTCGTAGAAACTTCCGCCATAAATCCAATAATTTGAAAATATACTTATCGGGAATGCGCGATTTACCTATTATTATCTGAAGACCATTTAAAAACATCGCTACTTCCTCAAAATGTCCTATAGTATCATCTAGATCAAAAACTATTACTTTTGTTACACATTTAGGCATTATATATTAAAGATAGAAGTTTAATTTATTATAAAATGACGAGAAAAAAAGATAAAAAGAAAGCTAAAAATACAAAAAAAAAGAAAGCAACGATACCTAAAGCCATAAGAGAACAAGTGTGGATTAAAACTTTTGGAAAAGAATTTGAACATAGTTGTTATATTTCATGGTGTAAAAATACAATTTCAGTATTTGATTTTCACGTTGGGCATGATAAACCCGAAAGTAAAGGTGGGACACTAAGTATAAATAACTTAAAACCAATATGCGCCCGTTGCAATTTATCAATGAGTGATAATTATACTATTAATGAATGGAACCAGTTAAATGGAGTTAAACAAACATGCTGTCTTTGCTACTGAATTAATTATAATAATAATCTAAATTAATATTATAATGCCAAAAACCAGAAGAAGAGGTCGTTATAAACGCAGAGGAAAAGGGTCTCGTCGCAGAGGAAGTAAACGCAAGGCTGTTCCATGGGCTGGTTGGGGGAAGATTTCGCCCAAGGGTCGCGCCAGAACAATAATGCTTAAAAAATGCGGCAAAAAATGTTTCCTGGGCCCACGAAAAACCTTTCCAATATGCGCCAAAGGTACATGTAAGGTTAGCAAAAAGGGATTATATGCTGCTTATGTCAGATCAAGGCAATGGGGTAAAAAGAAATCTCATTACAAAGGTAAATCTCGCCCAACAATGAAACGGCGCATTTATACTCGTGTATCACGCATGGCTCGTAAGATGTTGAAATCTCGCGGTGCTTTTAAAGGAAAGTAATTTTTATAATCATAAATCAAAATCATCATCATCATCACTCATATCATGTATATTTTCTTCATCTGCGTCATGTGGAAATTGTATCTCTGAATCATCGGAATCATCTAATACTTCATTATATGTTTCTTCCTCTACATCCTCTACATCCTCTACATCCTCTACATCCTCTACATCGTCCAACTCTTCAACTTCGTCGTATGGTTGATCACTTGGAAGCGGCTGTGTATCACCGGGTAAATGCATAGGCTCGGCTGCTGTCTCTCCTGCACCAAAAACAAATATAGAACCATCAGTAATATTTTCATTTATGAATGAAAAAGCTGTTGTTGTATTCGTGGAATATGGTCTTGATGTAAAAACCACTCTTCGACCAGATAAAGGATTTTTAATAAAGTAATTTTTAAGGTCTTTAATTACTTGTCGTCTTAATCTCCGCCTTTTAACAGGATTGCAGGTATGTTCATACAACAAGAATTTATGAAGATACGGCGTCATGTTATATATAAATTCAGCTTTTGCCTTATTAGATAGTCCCATGCTTACAGATCTACCATTAAGTTGTCTTTCAAGTGATGATATCATTGCGACAATATCATAAAATATTATTTCGCTACCGCTACTCAGTACATAATTTCTCACCGCTGCTTCCTTAAGTTTCGGATAGGCTTCTTCCCTAAATAAATCTATATCCAACGAACAATTCCAAAATTGTGTAATAAGGGGCGGTATTGTAAAATTTGTTTTATACAATGCTACATAACAGGATGCTAAGTGCCCTTTATTAAATTTTAGATTTGTATATGGATTTTTGGGAAAACGCGGCGTGGGTGAAAATGAATTGCTATGACATAATGCAGTGTGCCATAGCTTAAGAAAATCAGTAATTCTAAATGTATATAATGTATTTTTTTGCAAAAGCTGTATTTTTTGATTTTCTGGAAAATTACAAAGAGAATTCATAAATAAATCCGTTTCCACAGATGAAATTATAGCCTTCTTCCATTTAACATATCTGACAAATTTTTTAAGCGCAAATACAACTTTTTGTATCTTTGAATATAAATGCATGACCAATACCTTTGTACCTTGACTGTAAAATTGGTTATTTACAATCAAGTTTAAATGTTTAAAAATATTTCCTCCGGTATATAACATAAAAAATTTTGAATTAAATATATCCTTTTCGTATTCTTCGGTCAATGTATTTAATTTATTATTATCAAGTAGTATCTTTCCAATATGTGCTATTATGGTCATAATATATATATTACATATTCATTGTTTAAATTATTTTATAAAGATGATTAAAACCCAGGATCATATTTGATATCAACTGTTCCCATATCTGAACTTTTAATTAGCGTTGAATCATCGCTAATTGTGATGCTTTGAATGGAACAAGCCCCCTCCGTAGTATTAATTCCAAGCATAGCTCCGATATCCTTTTTCTCTTCCATATCTTTTCTTCCAAGTTTTGCCATTTCATTAATATCCAACATAATCTGAAACGTACCCGTTCCAAAATATCCTTCCTGGCCACACATAACATTCGCCGATACTCCTGTCATAGGATCTAATTCAGCATGGCGAGCGGCCCTTAAGAACATTTCGGGGGTTTCTTCAAAAGAAGCCTTTGCGATTGGACCAATATCGTCATTATTAATACCATGTCTAAATACTGACACCATTTTAGCAGTCGCTGTTATTCTATCACATAACACAGACAAGTGATGATAGTTAATATAAGAAGCGTCTTCAAAGGCCTCCTCCAATTCATTATATATTGATTGTCTCGCAGCTTCAATACCAAGGGTACGATAAACTTCTTGTATGTCGTTGCTTGTCGTTCTTGAAACATCAATACCAGGTACTGTTAGTATATCTTGTAGATTGGAACCGACTGTGTCCAATACCCATATATCTTCTTTATCAAAATTACCATCTTTTTCAATTAACTGGTTAACTGACTTCCGAAGTATAACTTTTGGAATCTTTTTAACACCACGAAGAATAATATTGTGAAGCATATTATGTTGAAGATTTTTCAACTTATATATTTCATCAGATTGATCAAGTGACTTCTTTTTACTAGACGTGAGTGATTTATTCAATCTAATTCTCATAACAAGCTTATCAGCATTATAATCACTGTAAATGCATGATATTTCTCCTTTATAACTATGTGACACCGCGAAGTGAATATCATCCATAGTAATATTTTTATCAAGCATTGCTTCTTTGTCCATAACAAACCTAATAACCCATTTTGATTTAATTTCTTCATCACCATCATCTTCTTCGTCCTGACATTCTCTTACCATTTTGATATACTCAGCATATTCCTCCATAAGAGGTTTGTCATCCTCAATAAGAGTAACCATGTTATCTGGGTCAAAACAGATGCTAACTGATTTGGCAACATCATCCAAACACGTATATTCTAATGAATATTTCAATTCCTGCGCTCTTTCGATATCCGCTTGTTCTTTTCTTATTAAATAAACAGTGGTTGAAGGCTGTTTGGGATTTTCCGAAAGTGAAAGAATTTCTTCAATACGTGGAAGACCGCGAGTAACATTAGATTTAGATGCAACACCTGCAAAATGGAATGTATTTAATGTCATTTGTGTAGTAGGTTCCCCAACACTTTGGGCTGCAACCATACCAACCATATCCCCCGGATTACAAAGGGCATTCATATAAGAACTTTTAATTTTTGCACATAGAATTTCTAAACCTTTTCTATTAAATCTTTTAATTGCCAACAAATTTTTTGGCGAAAGGTGGTATTTATAAACAAGTTTGAATAGTTCAGTTGGATTTCCAAAAGTAATATTTTCCAAAGACCTGTAACTGTCATCAATGATTTGATACATCTCTAAAGGTGTGATATCCACAAGAGAGTTAGATTGATAACGAAGCTCCTTTGATATATTATTGATTATTCTCTTGAAATTCACAGGAATATTAATCATTGTATTATCCGAATTATGAAATACATGTTTTACCAGCTCACTTCTCATAGTAACAAAATAATCAATGATATCTCGGGTTTTTTCTTGCAATTCATTAGTTTGTCCAGGCATGCGTTTTTGTGCTGATTTTGTGTAACTAATACTAGTTGTATCATCTTCCGCATTCGCAATTGGTATGACAAAGTGGTTATAAATATCTTCCAGCGTCATCTCAGTAAGTGGGAAGGGTTGACTTTCAACTTTCATCGGATCAATATTGTCATCACCATATGCAAATTGGATAATTTTACCCATACCATTGCGCACAGTTCCATCATAATTAAACTTTAAATCTTCCAACGATTTAATAAGCCTCCTTTGTATATATCCAGTCTGACTTGTCTTTACAGCTGTATCTATTAACCCAACGCGGCCAGACATTGCATGGAAGAATAATTCTTCCGGAGTTAATCCTTGGATAAACGAAGATTCAATAAAACCACGCGCTTCAGGGGTATCATCAAATTTATTGTAATGAGGCAGCGTCCTATCTTGATATCCATATGGAATCCTTCTACCATCCACATTCTGTTGACCAAGACAAGAGATCATTTGTGATATATTAATATTGCTACCTTTACTGCCGGCGCTAACCATTATAACAAATCTATTATCCTTCTCAAGACTGTTTCTTCCAATTTTACCAGCTTGGCTCACTGCTCCTTCAAGTAGACCACTAACCTGTGTTTCAAACTCAACTTCATTTGTTTTACCGGTTTTATTTTCAAAAGCACCGATATGCGTTTCATTAATAAGATTAATAACTGCCTTTTTCTTCTGCAAGATTGTTTCTGCAATCTTGTCATTTGTTTCTTTATTCGCAATAAGATCGCTAATACCGACACTGTAAGAGCTTGATTTCATATAGTCAGTAACAACATCCTGTAGATTATTAATGAATCTTGTAGCTGCGTCAAATCCGAAATCATTAAATATAGTTTGAATAATTCCTTTGGTACCAGATCCTAGTACCGATTTATCAATTTGTCCTTTTAAGAATTTCCCAGCAACAATATTAATCACATTGTTCCCATCCTCAGTTACGGGTTGTCCGTTTGAGAACTTGGCACTTAATGGTGGCAAAATTTCACTCAGGAGTTCAAATGAGGTAATTTCGGAACCAGCATTTTTAAACAATGACGGATTAATATTTGGAACGCTCATTAACAAGTTCATTGCTTGTCGCATATTAAATTTGATATTTGGTCTTGTCAATCTGAAACTTCCCAAAAGAGAGTCTTGGAAAACACCAACAATTGATTTATTATTTGCAGGACTAATAATCTGCCGTGGGACTGCAGCCAAAAGTCTTAATTCAACCGCACTTTCATCATCTTGTGGGCCATGTAAATTCATTTCATCTCCATCAAAATCTGCATTATAAGGTTTGGTAACCGCAACATTCAACCGGAACGTTGAACCCTCTTTCATCACCTTGACAAGGTGACACATCATGGACATTCTATGAAGCGTAGGTTGTCTGTTAAATAGCACAGGATCTCCATCCATTAAATGTCTATGGAGAATGTCTCCATCAGATAATTCTATATTTTCTCTGTCCGTATATCTTAAAGATATCGACTCTCCTGATTTTTTTTGAAGAATTTTTGCCCCCGGGTATTTATCAGGACCATTGAGCATTAATTTTGTCAAATATGCTTTATTTCTAGTATTTACAACAACAGGCACTGTAATATTTTCTGCTATTTTCATTGGTACTCCCAATTCCTCAATTTTGATATTCGGATCTGGCGTAATAACACTTCTGGCACTGAAGTCGACACGTTTTCCCATAAGATTTCCACGAACGCGTCCACCTTTTCCAACAAGTCTGTCCTTTACTGATTTCAATGCCCTTCCGCTCCTTTGAGCAACAGAAGCCACCCCAGGGATACGATTATCAATCATGGTCGCACAATAGTATTGTAAAACTGTGTGCCAGTCATCTAGAACCTTTGCCGTAGCGTTCTGTTTCATTTTTTCATCCAATGTTTTATTAGCCTTAATAATATTAACAATAATATGAGATATATCATCTTCGCTGCGCTGTTGAGCATCATGTTTCACCGAAGGTCTCAACGAAGGAGGCGGTACTGCTAAAACTTGACAAACCATCCAGTCTGGTCTTGAATAAAGAGGACTAAAACCCATAAATGTAACATCTTCATCCGAAATTCTACGAAAGATTTTAAGAACAATCTCTGGCGTAAGTTTCATTGTTAATTTCTCCTTAATACTACCATCTTCATCGGCAATACCTTCAATATTTGGCCATTCTGCAATTATAGTCGCCAAACCCTCTTTGTAAACCTTTTTAGGTTGTTTACAACCACAGCCATCGCATGTGTCGTCCCCGCAACGAGTTATTTTATTTGCAATAGGAAAGACTTTTAGCCACCTTTTCCTAGAAGCAAGTTCCAGAAAATGTCTATATTTATCTTTTGAAATTAGCAATTTGCTACATTTGATACAAATACATCTGAGGATTTTAAGAATAGTGTTTAAATATTGGATATAAAAGATAGGTCTGGCCAATTCAATATGACCGAAATATCCAGGCGTTTGCATATAATTAAGACCATCGGTAGGACATATAAGCCCCGGATCGAGAACACCCATGCGAGGATCAAATAATCCACCAATTACTGGCTTGTTATTTACATAAGTATCCCTACTCACGATATTTGCCACGGATCCTTTTCTAATCTCCTCTGGTGAGAGAATACTAAACTGCATACCGATAATCCTTGAAGGATTCATTTTTTCTTTGGGAGTAGCCATCTTTATATTACTAGTAGAATATTTAGATTGTTTTCAATTTATCTAAATTAGTTTTCAAAAGTATAAATAATTTGATTTATAAAAGTATAAATAATTTGATTTATAAAAGTATAAATAAATTGATTTATAAAAAAGTATAAATATATATATCAGTATAATTCAAGAATGCCAAAATCAAAAGACTCTGATCAAGAAAGAAACACACCAAAATCAAAAGTTCCTAAAAAACCTAAAAATGATAAAAGATCCAAGAAAAATCGCAAAATTAAAAAGGTAAAACAACAAGATTCCGATAGTGATTCAGAATGGTTGCCAGGAGATGAGGTTGATGAAATTAGTACAATAGAAATGCAGCAGTTAATGCAAAAAATGTTTCCTTCTAAAGCTGGCAAAGAACGATTGAAAAAATTGGAAAAAATAGAGACTATTAAGAGTAATAAAATCAAAAAAAATACACTAAAAAAATTAAAAAAAAAGAAAGACGATGTTTCCGATGATGAAGAGGCTGCTTTTCTAGAACTATGTCAAAATGTTATTAATAAAAAAGAAAGTTCTAAAAAAAAAGAAGAAGAGGATTATGAAGAATATGATGATGAAGATGAAGATGAAGATGAAGACGATTATCAAGATATCAATGGTCATTTAGTAGAAGAAGATGAGGATGAGGATGAAGAAGAGTTTGATGAGGAGGAAATCATGGACATGCTTGGTAAAAATATGCAATTCAATATAGTATTCACTGTTCCCGGTATGGAAACAGAAGAATCCCACTTGGAGGATGACGAAGATCTTTCTAGTAATGAAAGTAGTGAAAAAAAAGAAGAAAACAAGGAATTAGTTGTAGGAGATAAAGTTATTGTTAAAGCGCGCGACTGGCATGAGTCTTACACGGGAAAAATTATTAAGATTGGAAAAAGAAATCACTACGACGTTTGTCTTGATGACAAGGAATTGGAACAAACAAAATGGAAACATATCCATAGAAAATGGATTACAAAGAAAACGCCCGAAAAAATGAGTCATTTAAAGATGGTAGAGGATCTTGGAGAGCTAATGACGATTCGAAAAAACAAGGGAAAAAATGCAGCGATGGAGTATCTTGATAAACTTTCAATTGCGGCTAAAAAGGAAAGCCAAATTGAATTAAAAAAGGAAGAAGAAAAGGAAAAAAATAAGAATGTTGTGAAACTGCAGAAGTTGTTTCGGGCAAAGGGAAATGCAAAAGATGAATTAAAATTCTTTAAGGGATTGGAATTAACAGCACAGAAACACATTATTGAAGAATTAAAGGCAGTAAATAAATTTTCCAATGTTGACAAACCATATAGAATTTCACTTCTAGAATCAAATATTCCCATTGAATTCAAGGCCGTCGCGCTTAAAAAGTTAAATATATTAAATTATATGGACCCAAGTTCCAGCGAGTATTACAAAATCAAACAATGGGTTGATGGATTTATGCGGATTCCATTTGGAAAAACCACACATCTCCCTGTAAAACTTTCCGATGGACAAGACTCTTGTTCCAAATTCATGGAAGAAGCAAAACAAATCTTAGATGATTGTGTCTACGGACTCAATGATGCTAAAATGCAAATCATGCAATTTCTGGGACAACTTATTGCTAATCCAAATAGTGTAGGGTCTGCTATCGCAATACAAGGTCCACCTGGTACCGGTAAAACAACTCTTATCCGTGAAGGAATTAGCAAAATTCTTAAAAGACCTTTTGCTCTAATTGCCTTGGGTGGCGCAACAGACGCATCGTTTCTTGAAGGCCACTCATACACGTATGAAGGTAGTAGTTGGGGGAAAGTAGTTGATATTCTTTTGAATAGTAAAACAATGAATCCGCTCATATATTTTGACGAATTGGATAAAATTTCAAGTACACCTAAAGGCGAAGAGATCACCGGAATTTTAACGCATTTGATTGACACTTCGCAAAGTGATCAGTTTCATGACAAGTACTTCTCTTCGGTATCTTTTGATGTTAGTAAAACACTGTTTATCTTTAGTTACAATGATGAGAAAAAGATCAACCCAATTCTCAAAGATAGGATGTACAGAATTCATACGGCTGGATACAGTACGAAGGATAAACTTGTTATTGCAAAGGATCATCTTATCCCTAAAATTGCTAAAAATATCAGTTTTGAACCAGATAGTGTTCAAATTGATGATAAAACATTAACACATATTATTGATAAATTTACAGAAAAAGAAAAGGGTGTTAGAAATCTAAAACGTTGTCTTGAAATTCTTTACACAAAGATAAATCTGTATAAGATGATGAAGCCAGATAGTAAATTATTTGATGGAGAAACAGTATTGGAAATAACTTCGCCATTTACAGTTACCGAAGATATTGTCAAAAAATTAATCAAAGCAGAAGATTTTAATACAGTTCCTTTCGGAATGTATATTTAAAATCGCATAGTATTGCGACGTCTAGATAAAACTTGCATTCTTTGAGATTCAATATACTTATAATACGCATATTGTTGAGGGGTAACAGAAATATATCTTACATTTTGTACGGGGGCTTTTTTGGTTTTGTGACCATTTAATTGATAAACATTACGACTAGCGTTTCCTCCACCACAAGCTGAACAGGGCATATATTATAAGTAAACATTTAAAAGTATTTTTCTGTTAAGTAATATTAATGGCAAATAAAATAGATGTTAAATTTTGCATCGAGATAAAAGATGAACTTGTTTCAGAATTAAAGGATATGAGGAATGCTCTATTTTATAAAGAAGATGAAATCAAAAAGTTAAAAGAAAACATAATGGAAAAAGAGGCCCAAGTTAGAAAAATGCGAGTACGCATTGCCGAAAATTGTCAACACGAGTGGGAAACAGATTATATCGACTGTATGAATGGGTATCAATTATCCGTCCCCATAAAATACTGCAAACTATGCGAATTAACTGATACAACATGATCCGCAACGTAAAATAGAATCTCTTCTTATATGATAACAGTTTCCAGAGTAATTACTCTTATGTTGTTTACAAAAATTACAAAATCCTTCACTATTCCAAATATGAACTCTACATGGT